CGTCATCAATACGTGGGCGGACATCCTGAACCGAGCTGGTCTCGGCATGGAGGTCATGCACGAACGCAACGCCCACAACTTCCCGCTTGACTTGGCTGCTGCTGAGACCACTCCTGTGGCCTTGACTGCACCAGCAATCGGCTAATCATTTTCGTACGTTCATCTATGTTTGACATTAGAGTATGCGATAGTGGTGCACGTATTATCCGCGATGCACTAAGACTGTACAAAGAAAGGTGGCCTGGTGGTCACCCACAAGAACAAGAAGATATTGATTTCTTGGAAACACAGTTCACTAAGATGGTACTTGAGTCAACCATAGACGCATGACTGCCTAGACATGGAACGGGGTCTAGGTTTATTCCTGTACGAACTATGTCTGATCTCGAAAAGCGTTACATCATCAAAGAGTATCAAAAGATGCTCCGCGAAGAAAAAGAAATTGCTCTTTGCTATCGAGGAACTGCTTACAAAAAAACTGTTCTTAACTAATGCCACACCAATCCAAAAAGGTTACCACATCTAGAACCAAGCTGTCGCCAGATCCAACACCGTTGAACTTCGACTTGCCGTTCAAACGATGTGGTCACTGTGGACCAAAGAAAGCGCAATGTCGCAAACAAAAGAAGTGCCTTAAAGGTCTTCTGTAATAGCTTGGGAGGCACCTCAGAGTCGGACCTCCCTTGCATTGGTTAGAGCCGGTACGCCGACACCTCTAGCCGTCATGACGGTGGGATAGACCACAAAAATTTTGATCGATCTAAAACTGCTACATATCTTTTCTTTTTTATTTAATCCATACTAATGGCACATCAATCTTCTACTCTGACCACGAGCCTTACACGGCCTGGTGCAAGTAATGGCGGGACTGACGCCCGCGCCCTTTATCTCAAGCTCTTTTCAGGTGAGATGTTCAAAGGGTTCCAGCACAACACGATCGCTCGTGATCTGGTCATGAAGCGTACCCTGCAGAACGGAAAATCTCTGCAGTTCATCTATACCGGTCGGACCACGGCTGAGTACCACACCCCTGGCAACGCAATCCTCGGTAACACCGACGGTGCGCCCCCGGTGGCCGAGAAGACCATCACCATCGATGACCTTCTGATCAGCTCTGCTTTCGTTTATGACCTTGATGAGACCCTTTCTCATTACGAGCTGCGCGGCGAGATCTCTAAGAAGATCGGCTACGCACTGGCTGAAAAGTATGACCGCCTGATCTTCCGTGCTATCACCCGTGGTGCACGTGCTGCTTCCCCTATCACCAAGTCTAACTTCGTTGAGCCGGGTGGCACCCAGATCCGTGTGGGTACTACTACCAACGCTTCTGATGCTTACAACGCTCAGAAACTGACCACCGCCTTCTTCGACGCCGCTGCTGCGATGGACGAAAAGGGTGTCAGCCAAGAGGGCAGGGTCGGGATCCTAAACCCCCGTCAGTACTATGCCCTGATCCAAGAGGTCGGCAACAATGGTCTGATCAACCGTGACGCACAAGGTTCCGGTCTGCAAAGCGGACAGGGCATTGTGGAGATCGCTGGTATCAAGATCTACAAGTCCATGAACATTCCGTTCTTCTCCAAGTACGGCACCAAGTTCGGCACCGGTTCTGCTACTAACCCCGGTACCACCAGCCCTGGCAACCTCGGCTCCTTTGTGTCTGCTGACGTTGAAGATGCTGCTAACGACGTTACCGGTATCAACAACGAGTACGGTGAAGAAACCGAATTCGCTAACTCCTGCGGCCTCATCTTCCAGAAGGAAGCCGCCGGTTGTGTTGAGGCTATCGGTCCTCAAGTGCAAGTCACCTCGGGTGACGTCTCCGTGGTCTACCAGGGTGACGTGATCTTGGGTCGTCTCGCCATGGGTGCTGACTACCTGAACCCTGCTTGTGCTGTTGAGCTGTACGCTGGTACCGCCACTGCACCTGCTGCATTCTGATTTTTGTTTTATACTGGGGATCCTTCGGGGTCCCCTTTTTTTTATCTATATGGCTACTCCTACAACAGTTGATCTCGATACCGAACTATCCGCAGTTAATTCAATCTTGGGGAGTATCGGTCAGTCTCCCGTAACAAACCTGGATCACGATAATCCTGAAACTTCTTTCATCTATAACATCTTACGTGAAACAAATGTAGATGTACAGTCAGAAGGTTGGGTGTATAATCTTGAGCTGAACTATGAGTTCGCTAAAGATACCAATGGTTACATTAACATTCCTAGCAACATCCTGCGGTTAGACCGTACCGACGACCATAAAAATAGAACAATGAACCTTGTACGTCGTAACGGACGACTGTACGACAAGGTCAAACACACCGATGTATTTACAGAAAACCAGCACCTTGATGTTACCTGGCTGTTCCCATTTGAAGAACTGCCTGTACCATTCCGTCGTTATATCGTCTACAAGGCGGCTGGACGTGCTGCTGCACAGTTGGTAGGTAACCCTGATTTGGTACGCCTTCTAGCCCTGCAGGAGACCCAGGCACGGGCTGTTTGTGTTGAATACGACTGTAACCAGGCTGAGCATTCTATGCTTGGTTTCCCAGACGAATCCGTTTACACTTCTTACTCACCGTTCCACGCACTTAGACGCTAATGGCAGGACTATCACAACGTGTACCTAATTATATCTTAGGTATTTCTGAACAACCTGATGAACTTAAACTGCCTGGTCAGGTTACTAACCTAGTCAACGCTGTGCCTGACATTTCGCGTGGTTGTCTCAAAAGACCAGGCAGTGCACTTATTGATGCTATCACACCGCTTACCGCTTCTAGTGGTAAATGGTTCCATATCTACACTAACGAGGTTAATCAACACCCTGGGTTTATTGGACAGATCACCACAGATGGTAAGGTTAAGATCTGGAGAACCAGTGATGGTGTAGAGATTCCAGTTGACTACACAGGCATGTCATCTACCAATGACCATGCTGACTACCTTGAGCACTCCGCTGCTGATGAGATTCAGCCGCTGACTATCAACGAAACTACGTTTGTTTGTAACCGTGGTAACTCTACTACGCCTCGTAACGTAGCTATGTTGACTGGTGCATCGGACAAGTCACCAGCAGTAGTACACGAAGCTTATATCGAGCTGAAGCAGATTGCATACGGTAAACAATATGCATTGGATATTTATGATCCTACTAACAACACCACAACTACATTTACCCGTGCAACTGCAATCGCAGCACGGGAAGATGTGACTACATCTGGTGCTAGTGGTTACACCAATGATGGTGCTTGCAGCCTTGCTGGCCGTGAAATCGTCAACGCCTCTGCTTCTGGTAAAACAAACCTTCGTTACGAGATGGAAGTACGTTGTACTCCTGTCCCGGAATCTGGTGGTACTACTAACCCAAACTATGATGACTCTTACCAAACTTATGCTAAGCTGCAGTTTGGTGGTGAAGGCTGGTCAACTGGTGACACCCACAGCCATACCTCAGAAAAAGGTTTAGGCACTGTTGTTGAAGTTACAAAACACGTCACTGTAACTGCACGTGCTAACTTGGCACGGGTGCGTCCTGCTCCTACTGCGTCCACTGCTGACGAAAGCGTGACTGCAGATGGTATCCTTGGAGATCTGAAGGCTGCTATTGACGCTATCAGTGGTCATGGTATCACCGCTACCATTGTTGGTAACGGTATTCACCTCAAGCGTTCTTCTGCATTTAACGTATCTACTCCTGAAGATCAGCTCATGAGCGTGGTCACCCAGGAGATCAACGATATTTCACGTCTGCCTAAAGCTTGCCGTAATGGGTATATCCTGAAAGTGGTCAACAGTGCGTCTGATGCTGATGACTATTTCTTGAAATTTAATAGTGATAATTTTGATCCAACTGCATCTGGAGATCAGTTTGGTGTAGGTGCGTGGGAAGAAACTGTGGCTCCTGATCTGGAGATTAAGTTTGACCCAGACACAATGCCAATCAAGATCCAACGTGAGTTGCCTGGTAACACGCATACTAACGGCAGGTTTCTTGTACGTAAGATTGACTGGATTGAAAGACAAGTTGGTGATGAGATTACTAACCCCAAACCTTCGTTTGTTGGGCAGCCTATCAATAAGATCTTGTTCTTCCGTAACAGGCTTGTGTTGCTAAGCGAAGAAAACGTTATTGTTTCTCGTCAAAACGACTTCTTTAACTTTTTTGCTAAGACTGCGTTGACTGTGTCACCAGTTGACCCAGTTGACATCCAAGCTAGCTCGACATATCCACACGTATTGTTTGACGGTATTGAGACAAACACTGGTCTAATCTTGTTCAGTTCTAACCAGCAATTTATGCTGACGACTGACTCCGATGCATTCGGACCAGAAACAGCTAAGGTTAATAACCTAGCGTCGTATAATTTTGACTCTAAAACTAACCCTGTTACCTTAGGTACAACTGTTGGTTTCCTAAATAACGCTGGCTCTAACTCTAGATTCTTTGAGATGGCAGATGCTAGGCGTGAAGGTGAGCCTACTATTCTTGAGCAAAGCAAGCTTATCTCTAAGCTGTTGCCTGCTGATATCAGTATGGTTGCACCATCTAAAGAAAACAATATCGTGTTGTTTGGTGCAGAAGGGTCTAACGAAGTATGGGGTTACAGCTACTACAACACCACAGATAAACGTATTCAGTCAGCTTGGTTTAAGTGGACCTTGTCAGGTACGCTTGTTTTCCATTGCTTGTTAGAAGACGCTTATGTGTATGTTACAAAAAATGGTAGTAACTACACGTTAGAAACGATTGACGTTAAACGTGATACTAATACCATTGAATCTACTGACGGTCTTCGTGTACACAGCGATTGCCACAAAGAGATTGCAACCAGTGCTATGACCTATACGGCTAGTACAAACAAAACTACATTTACTTTGCCTACTGGTATGAACAGTTCGCGGGATCTTGTAGTTATTGTCATGGCTAGCGGTAACAATGCCGGTCTATCTGACAAGCCTACGCTAAACGGCTCTACTGTAGAGCTGACTGGTGACTGGACTTCAAGTAAACTTGTAATCGGTTACGAATATGAATGGCTAGTCAAACTGCCAACAATCTATTCTGTACGTGCTGTTGGTGATAAAATTAGATCTGATACATCATCTTCGCTTATCATTCACCGCACTAGGTTTAATTTCGGTGATGTAGGTACCATTGACGTGACGTTAGAGCGTCCTGGTAAAACAGACTACACCTCTAAGTTTACTAGCAACACTGCTAACACCATGCTTGCTAGCCGTTTTAACATCGATGGTGAGGAGATCTTTACTGTACCTTGTTACGAAAAAAACACTAACATAGACATTACCCTTAAATCTACTCACCCAACACCTGTGGCGCTGCACTCAATGACATGGGAGGGTGACTACGCTCCTAAGTTCTACCGACGTGCCTAATTACACAGACCACATTCATCCACTTACTGTAGAAGCTGCTTTGACTGTTGCTACAGACCTACTGCCAGACGACAGGAACGAGATTGTCGAAGGTCATGGAAACGAACCGTTTCTAGTCCTGCCTCTGGCAGCCCACATCGGGGAATCTTATTACTTCACCACTCCTGATGATAAAATTATGGGAGCGGCTGGACTAACAGAAGGTGGTCGTATTTGGATGCTATGCACTAAGTACATCCATCAAAACCCTGTATGGTTTGCACGGGGTGCTAAACACTTTGTAGACAACAGACCAGAGAAGCTGCTATGGAACATTGCGGACAAACGTAACCGCACCCACCTTAAGCTTCTTAAATTTCTAGGATTCAAATTCTTAAGGGAACTTAAGTATGGTCCTAACAACTTATCCTTTATAGAGTTTTGCCGTGTGTGATCCCGTAGTTGGATTTGCGGTTTTAGGTGGTGCTCAAGCGGTGGCAGGTCAGATGGGCAAGATGTCCCAGAAGAATGCCAGAAACGAAGCTTTGGCGGATGACTACGAAAACCGTAAAACAAATTATGTAAACAACCTAGCTATCGATTATGCTAGGTACGAAAATGAAAAGATTGATTATTCACGTAATAGTGACATTGTATTCCAACAATTTATTGGTAAATACATTGGTGACCAAAAACGTATCAATCAACTAGAAAAAGCAGACCTAAGAAGTCAAGAAAAAGCTTTGGTTGCGTTGGCTCAAAAGGCTTATGCTGGTCCTTTGACTGGTGTAACTGCTGCACGTCTTGCAGCTCAACCGCTGCGTAATGTCGGGTTACAACGTGCTGCACAGGTAGCACAGCTTACCGAAAGAACCGAAGCTATCCAAGCAGGCTCTGAGTTTGCTTATGCACAGACTCTTAACAAGCTTGACACAGAGTACAGCAAAGTTGCTATGGCACCTGTTGCTGGATTTGAGCCTCTTGCACCTGAGTTTGACTACGATGCTGAACTAGGTTCGTTTGCTATGAACCTTGCAGCCGGTATTGGTTCTGGTTATTTGATGGGCAAATCACTGAAAGCACCCACGGCTACGGCTGGTGGTGGTGGTGTCAATGCAGCTACTACTAAACTTACTGACCCAGTTACTTATCTAAATAACGATCCAAACGTTCTATTTCCGCAATGAGCAGTTCATTCCTACAAAATATACAACGTATTAAGCAGGGTGAACAGCAACGGTTTGCCCAAGAGACTACTAATCTAAACAACGAAACGCAGTACAAAGTCAGCGCAATTCAAAACCAAGTAAAAGCGTTTGAGAATCTTTCTACTACGCTGGGTAACTTGTATAAAACCCAACTAGAAGAACAGAAACAGCGTGACATTAACCAGGCTGACTTTGACTATTACTTTGGTGACAACGCTAACCCACAGCTATCACCTGGCTTTGACCAGTCCGTAGCAGAGATCAGTGCTGGTCACAACGCAAGCCTTGGTGTAGCTGATCAAGCCCTGCAAGGCGGTGCAAGCTTTGAAGCTGCTGACGAAGTCAAGCAATCTTCTGGCTGGTACCAATGGCGTCAAGCACAGAATCGTCTCAGCAGCCAGGTGCAGCTAGTCACACCTATGCTGCAAAAACTGATGGCTGATGATGAGACTCAGCTAGAAGCTGGTGGTATAACTTTTACCCCTGCATCTGCTGTAGCTGACAACAACATCGCCCAGATCAAACATGCTCATCAGTGGGCAAGACAAAAAGTTTACAGCGACCTAGGTTTTAACTCTTACAACCGTGACTTCTTTATGAAGCATGGGTTCAAGCCTGTTAAGACAGCGTTTGCACAGCAGTGGAAAACCTTGTCTACAAACCAAGCCAACTCTGTGTCAGCCTTGCGTCAGCAAGATGCACTGGAAAGCTTTATCGTAAACAAGAACATCCTGCAACTGCACAAAGAGTTTGCCACAACACAAAAGGATGGTAAGATTCTAGGCAACGCTGGAGCTTGGGACGAGATCGAAAAGATTTTGCCTGACCTTGTAAAGGCTGGTCGGTTCAGCATGGCTGACCTGGCTATGGTAGAAAACACCATCGACCCTGACACTAACAAACGTGTTGGTGATCGCTGGAAGACTCGCTTTGGCTTGATTCGCGCTGCAATTCGTAAAGAAGAAAACGAAGCATTTAGTCAACTCAATAAACAACGTAAGAACGGCGCTACTGCCGCAGCTATCCAGTTTATTGAAGAAAACCCTGATGCTACCACTGAAGAGATCCAGCAAGCTCAGCGTGCAATCTTTAGCCAGTTCAAGGTAAAGAGTACTGAGCTGGACAACATGCTTGCTCACTTCAGTATGGACGCCGCAGCAAAGGCAGAGAACAAACAATACATTGATATGTTGATCTCTAAGAATGCTGCTACGGTTCAGGACGTCATGAGTGCTCCTGGCTTGACTGTGCAAGAAAAGCTAAACAGGGTTCAACTGCTGAAACAGCTGGAAGACTTTAACGTTTCTAACGGCGGCCTGCAGGGTGCTGACAAAGAGATCAAGAGCATGATGGCAGCTCAAGCTAAGTGGAGTATTTACGGTACTTCTACTGTACCAGGTGCTGCACGTGTTGAATCTACTTTAAAACAATACCAACAACAACGTTTCCAAGAACGGATTGCTGCTATCGATCCTTCTGACAAGGATGCACTGCAAGCTGCATATGATGCGTCTATTGAGGACACACGTGTTTATTACAACCAACAACGTCAAGACGAATCCTCTAGGCTTTATTTTAATCCTGCACAATCTGGATATACACGTGCGTTTGTAGGCGAAGAAGGTGCACCGCTTGATAATCAGCTTAACTTTGTAAGAAGCTATACTGATCAAATTAAATCAGGCAAAACACATAGTCAGATCCTATCTAATCCCGAAACACTAGGCGCTCTTGGTATCACCGAAGAAGCTGTAACAGCTAACGGTGAAAACTTTAACAGACCTAACTGGCAACCACTGCCGCAAACATCCTATCTGGGTAGACAGTTTCCTAACGCCAACGCTATCCAAATTGAAAACATGGTGCGTGCTGCCTACGGATTGTCTCCGCTGGGTGAGCCTGGTTCGTTGGCTGTGGTTAAATCTGCTAGCCCAGAGACGCAAGCTCTTGCACGTATGTATGGTGACGGTGCTCCTATGATCCGTAACCGCCAACTGATTGAAGCTTGGTCTGCTGGTGAAGACATTATTCCTTTTGTAGTACCTGATGGTGCTGCTATTTCTGAGCAGGCTGAGGAGACACGTCCTTTCTTGGCTACTCTCCATGACCTTGCTCCTGGTAGCGTACCAGATTACTCAGCTATTGCTGAACAACTAACTGGCAAATCATTTAATGAAAAAGTCGATTATTTTACTAGCAACTTGGGGGTTGATCGTAAATCCTTTTTAGCTATGGCTGCCAAGTATGGTAGCCCTGAAGCACTAAGCTCCCCTGAGCTAAAGCGGCCTGGTATCCAAGCTGCTTTGGCACAAACACCTAGTGGTGATAAATCGTTTACTGGTGCACTTACCTACGAAGGCAACGAACGTTCTTATGTTGAGGTAGCTGAGGCATTTAAGACTGAGGGCTTTACCGTAAGCGAGCACGCTTTGTACGGTGGAGTTGCTCCTGTTCATGCAGGTAACAGCTACCATAAATACAACGAAGCCTTTGACGTTATCATCAATCGTGAAAAGCAAGGCTTTAACAGAGAACAAGATATTGCAAAGATTCGTGAACTGAAAGAAGTTGTACGTAGCTTAGATTTATTCAAAGAGGTCATCGGACCTGGCGACGGTGATCCTAACCACGAAGCACATCTTCACGTTGGAGGTTTGTTGCGTCCGATTACACCTGCTGACATCAAAAAAATTAACTCCGTCATCCCTTAAACTATGACTTATTCTGGTGGTCAGCCTTTTATCGACGACGATTTCCAACTGGAACTCTCCGACACTCTCCAAGGAGAGGTCGAAGCCCCCGTCGAAGAAGCCATGACTGAGGAGCAGGCACCCACGGGTGAAGCTGCTCCACAAACTATTGACATTTCTATCCCTACTGATGTAGCACAGCCTACAGAACAACCTGTAGAGGAGGATCCATACGCTGAGTTCCGTAACAACCCTGACTTCGAGTTTCGCAACGGTAAGCCTTTTTACACAGTAGAAGCGCAAAGGCGTGCGTCAGGTGGTGGTCTTCACTACTTTGGTACGCCTTTGGGTCAGCACTTTACTACGCTGTCAGAGAACCTATCTGCCCCTGGTGCAGGTCTTATTAACTTTGGTATTGACCTTGTAAACAAAGTTCCTGGTGTAAATATACCTAGAATGGAGTTTGAAAGCCAAGCTGCTAACGCTGTAGCAGATGTTTCTGAGGTTATTTTGCCTACGATTCTGCTGACTGGTGCTGGTAACAGCATCGGTTCTGCTGCTCACAGCCGGGTAAACTGGCGGTTAGGCAACGAAAAGTTTGTACAATGGTTCTCTAAGACTGGTATTGCTGCTGGTTCTGGTGCACTTGTAGACGAGATTGCCCTGCCACAAGAACGAGACGACAACGCACAACGTGCTATTCGTGACTTCTTAGAAACACCTGAAAACGAAAACCTGTTTGGTATCTTCCCGCCTGACTGGGCTACCCAAGATGGTGATAGCACAGAAGTCAAACGGTCAAAGAACCGTAACGAAGGCATTGGTATTGGTGTGTTTTCTGACATGGCTATTGGACTGGGTGCGTTTCTACGTAACCGTTCTGCATTCCGTGCTTCTGCCAAAGGTCCTATCCCCCGCAACGAAACTGCTAAGGAGTTCTTTGCAGAGACGCGTATGCCACCTTCGGATACACCCGGAGATGCCATGCTTAGTTCTGCGATGAACCGTGAGTATGACCTAGACAACCTTGGTGCATATAATTTTAGCAGAAATGTAGACTTTGACGGTCCCCAACTGGGAGTACACGACCTGTATGACTACACTGAAGAGGGTTTACGTTCTGTTGATAACTACGATGTAGCTGGTGCTGCTGTGGATGTCGTTCGTATTGAACGTAACATTGATGGCACGCATGGCAGATTAGGCAGCATTGTGTCTGACTCAGCCCTAAAATACGGACTGCAGGCAGATCAAATGCCTCGTCGTGGTCTTGTCGGTGAAGTAAAAGACAGGCTTCGTCGCTCTGGTAAATACGACTACGACACTCCACGTGGGATGTTGAAGTTTGAAGAGGTTGATGCGGCTGGACAACGGCTGGCAGCACAACTGGTTGACCCGGCGATGAGTGTGGACAAGATGAGGTCCATGCTGCGTGGTTATGAGAACATCATGGATGGTGTACGTAACCTAGATGATGTGGGTTATGCTGGTACCTTTAGAGCTATCAAAGGCTTGATGGATGACTACTACAACATGGATTCGTTGAAGGCATCTGCTTATCTGCAGACGTCCATGGCTGGTCAGGTTGCTGACATGGCAGAAGGTGCTCGCCTGATGGAAGGTACTCCTGCTGTTAGACGTGCACAAGAACAGATCCTTGATCGCCTTGAGTTCTTGATGGGTGAAAAAGCTGTCGCTTCGTACGTACGTGGTCGTGGTCTTAACTTCCTTAACATGTGGAAGCGACTCACAGCATTTGGTAACCAACAGAAGCTAGCTGAGCTGGCTATCAAAGAAGATGTAGCATTCAAAGAAGGTCTGCAAAAGGCATACCAAAGCGGCAAACAAACACGGCAAACCATAGAAGCTATTTCTAAGGAACGTCCACAGATGCTTGAGCCGTTGATCTTGGCGTATGAACTGACTGACGGCAACGTCAACAGTATGCGTGCGTTGAATGAGTACATGCTGAACAGCACTGGCACCCTTAGTAAAGCTTTTGCTGACGGTAAACCGGACATCCCTTCTGAGATTGTACGTGGTGCTTATAGTACGTTCTTTAACAGCCTGCTGACCTCTGCGTCTACACCGCTCAAAGCTGCATGGTCTAACTCTGTGCTGCTGGTTGAGAAACCTTTGACTATTCTTGCTGGGTCTATGACCTTGGCAGACAAGGCTTCATATCGACGTGGTTTGTATGCACTTGGTGCATGGCAAGAGACCCTGGCTAAAGGCATGAAGCACATGGCTTTTGTGTTTAAGAAAGCCTCTATGGATCCTACGTCTGTTGAATATATCATGCGTGGTGACCTTGCTGTTAAAAATCAGCAACGGCTAGACTTGCTGCGTAAGTTTGCTGAAGCTGGTGAAGCTGAAGGCAACAGCGGTGCTTTGGCATTCTACCACCAGCTCCAAGCTCTGCACGACCTGGGCGACAGTCCTGTGTTGCGTTTTGGTGCTAATGCTATGACAGCTTTTGACGGATTTAGCCGTGCTGTTGTTGGCAACTGGGAGGCTAGGATGAGAGCCTTTGATGATATTACTGATGGTGGCAAAAAACCGTTTACCAAGCAAGGCGCTGACCAGTTAGCAGAACTGCACTACAGGCAGATGTTTGACAAGAACGGTATGATTACAGATAGTGCTGTAGAGTACCAATCACGTGAGATCGCAATGAACCTTGATAGCCCAGCTATCGATGCAGTCAATGCTTTGATCGCTCGTGCACCATTGCTCAAACCCTTCATGCTGTTTCCCCGTACGTCAGCTAACATGCTGAGTATGGTCAACAAGCACTCTCCTGTTGGTATCTTTGCTGCTGACTATAACAAGATGGCATATCGTCCACGTGATAGTTTTAGCGCAGACGAGATCCGTAACATCTTGGAAGAACGTGGTATCAAGGTTGACCGTTATGCTGAGGTCAAGTTTGACCAAATCCGTGCAGAAGTGCGTGGCCGCAAGGCTATCGGCACCTTGGCTGTTATGTCTGCCATACCCTTGGCAATGTACGGTATGTTGCATGGTTCTGGTACTTACAACCAAGCCAAGCAACGTGTACGTACTTTGATGAAATGGAAGCGTGACAGCATTAGAGTTGGCAACCGCTGGGTGCCGCTAGAGCTGTTAGGACCGTCTGGTGAAATTATGAAGCTTGTAGCCGACATTGCGGATAACTCATCCCAACTCGGTGAAACTGCTACTGAAAACCTGCTTAACAAGGTTGCATTTGTTATCGGTGCTAACCTGACTAACAAGTCGTTTATGCAGGGTCTTGAGCCTTTGTTCTCCATGTCTGGAGGTAACGAGGCTGACATCCAACGCTGGATGGCTAACAACGTCAACGCTGCGTTCCCCCTGGGCGGTCTCCGCAAAGAGTGGGGTCGTATCTTGACGCCACAACTACGTCAAGTCAACATGGAAATGATGCAACTGTTGCGTAATAACAACAACATTGCTGACTTTATTGACCCTGAAGGCGCACTGCCTTTGGCTAAAGACTTCCTGTATGGCGGTAACGTAGGTGTGCCTGACAACCTGATTGAGCGCATTCTAAACGCAGCAACTCCGTTCAAGTCGTTCCCCGACATGAAACCGGAGCAACAGTTCCTTGTGGACATTGGTTACGATGCACGACCTACTTTTGTTAAAAGTGAAGGTGGTGTAGAGTACACACCAGAACAACAAAGCGAACTGCTTGGTATAATGGGTGAGCAAGGGTTCTTGCTGAAAGACATCCGCAGGATCATGAAACTTGCTGACGAGATTGGTTATATTGAAAACCTCCAAGGCACTAGCGCCGATGACATTGACGCTCAAAACTTTGGCGGTATTGTTGACCAGCTTGACCAAGCTTTGCGTGATGCCAAGAGGCGTGCTGAAGCAAGCTCTTCGTTTGCTGATGAAATTAACGAACAAGAGGCACTACTGGGATATAAAGAAGGTCTCGAACAACGTGGTGACCTTGACGAACTGATTAAGTTTAACTCAACTACTCCGTAACCTAAATGGCTACAACTCAAAATACCTACACGGGTAACGGCTCCACCACCGATTATTCGATTACATTTGAATATCTTAAAGACGCTGATGTCAAGGTAACACTTGATCATGTAGCTACAACTGCATTTACTCTTCCTAACGCCACTACTCTTAGGTTTAACACTGCGCCTGGTAACAACGTTGCCATTCGTATTTTTCGTGACACTGATGTTGATGCTGCCCGCTTTGTTTACTCTGCGGGTTCAGCTATCAAAGCTGCTGAGCTAAACGAAAACGCAGACCAGACTTTGTATGGTTTGCAAGAAACTGCTAACACTGACGACATTACGGACGAAGCTGTGACTACAGCTAAAATCCGTGATGGCGCAGTTACTACTGCAAAACTTGGAAGCATTTCTATTACGACTGCTAAACTGGCAGACAGCAGCGTAACAACTGCAAAGATTGCCGATGCAAACGTTACTACTGCAAAACTTGCTGCTGATGCAGTCAACGGTACAAAGATTGCTGATGACAGCATTAACTCTGAGCACTATGTTGACGGGTCTATCGACACAGCACACATTGCTGATGCACAAGTTACGCTTGCAAAAATGGCAACTGACTCAGTCGATGGGTCTAAAATTGCTGATAACAGTATCAACTCTGAGCACTATGTAGATGGTTCTATTGACACTGCTCATATTGCTAACGCACAGGTTACAACAGCTAAGATTGCAGACGATGCAGTAACTGCCGATAAACTGGCAAACACTGCTGTAACTGCTGGTAGTTACACCGCTGCTGACATTACTGTCGATGCCCAAGGCCGCGTTACTGCTGCATCTAGCGGTGCTGTCGGTACTTCTGAAATTACTGATGCTGCTGTTACCACTGCCAAGATCGCTGACTCCGCTGTAACCACAGCTAAGATTGCTGACGCTGAGCTGGTAGAGCTTGCCACCATGGGTGGTAACACTGCCTCTGCTTTGGCTGACCTTACACAGTCTGAGGTACAAATTCTTGACGGTGCAACAGTTACAACCGCCGAACTTAACATCCTTGACGGCGTTACCGCTACTGCTACTGAGCTTAACCAGCTTGACGGCAACACGTTGAAAGCATCTAGCACTGACTTTACTTCTTCTAGTCAGTTCCCCTCTGCATCAGAGATTGACGCACGCATCACTGCACGCATCGATCCTCTTGGTGGTTTTGAAGCTATTGCTGATGAAGATAGTTTCCCCGCTACCGCACCTCCGGCTGGCACAGTTGTTAGTATTGCTAACGCTAACGGGCTTGCTGTCAACAGCAGCGGTGTAGGCGCTGGTACACGTGCAGGTGGTAGTGATGCTGTTGTTATCAATGGCTTCCCATCTACCTTTAATAGCACGTCACTTGACGATGGTATTGGTCTTTTGGTTGTTGCCACAAGCACTGCACATACCTATGACTTCCACCGTGTCGTAGCTAAAAACGAAGACGTACGCCAGCTCAGCTCTGACATCAACGACTTCAAAGCACGGTATCGGATTGGCTCGTCTAACCCGACAACTGACAACGATGCTGGTGACCTGTTCTTTAACACTGGCACTAGCAAGATGCTTGTGCGTAATGCGGCTAACAATGCGTGGCAAGAGGTTCAGGCTGTTGGTGATTTCTTCATCAATACCCTTAGCTCCTCTAGCGGCACTGGAGGCGGCTCAGCGACGTTTAACGGCTCTGCCTTTAGGTTTACCCTTAGCAACGCTCCAACGTACGCACAGCAGCTTCTGGTAAGCATTAACGGCGTTGTACAGAAACCCAACAGTGGTACGTCACAACCGTCCGAAGGTTTTGCTATTGATGGTGGTGACATTATCCTTGCTGCTGCTCCTGCAACTGGTGCTGATGCGTTCTTTATTACCATTGGTTCTAGTGTTGGTATTGGTACGCCAAGTGATAACACGATTAGTACGGTTAAGATTATTGATGGTGCTGTAACGTCTGCAAAAATTGCTGACGGTACGATTGTTAATGCAGACGTCAACGCTTCTGCAGCCATTGCTGGCACCAAAATTAGCCCGAACTTTGGTAGTCAAAACATTGTAACGACTGGATTAGCTGGTATTGGAACTGCGTCGCCTGGCAATTTTGACAGCGAAGCAAATAATTTAGTTGTCGGTGACGGTTCTGGGGACAATGGAATTACAATTTTTACGGGCAGCTCTGCTGGTGACTTTGGTTCTATTTTCTTTGCTGACAGCAGCTCAGGCGGTGCTGCAAAAAAAGGACAAATTCGTTATGAGCAAAATAACGAAGTCATGTCGTTTTATACAAATGAAACAGAAAGACTGCGAATTGACCTAAATGGCGATGTTGGTATTGCAACTGCTCACCCCGACTTCAAGTTAGACGTTGGTGGACCTATAGGGCTTTTTGAAAGCAATAACATCGTTTGGCATGACGGTACTGGAGCGCGAGCTGGTCAGCTTGGATTCACGTCTGGCGAAGTTTTCACAATCAAGAGCAGTAATTCACAAACAGAGCGCCTACGCATAGACAGCTCTGGGCGGTTGTTGCTTGGGACGACCAGTGCAGGAAACGCAGCATCTTATGCAGATAATTTAGTCATTGGCACAACTTCTGGTGACAATGGTATGACCATTGTTTCCGGCACAAGCGATGCTGGATCAGTCAATTTTTCTGATGGAACTTCGACTGCTTCCACAAGAGGAATTATTCAGTATCATCACCACCGTAACGACTTATCTATTTATACAGACGCATCCGAACGGCTTCGCATCGATTCAAGTGGCAACGTTGGCATTGGAACCACATCGCCTGCTGAAAAATTACATGTTGCAGGAGATGTACGGATTGAAGATACTAGCCCTCGCTTAGGCTTTCACGATTCAAATGCTTCAAGCCTTAGCGATGTTTCTGGGGGCTTTGAGACTTTTGATAGCAGTGGAAACAGAAGTTGTTTTGTAGGTTCTATCGGTGTTAATGGGGCGATTGCTGTTGGCACAAACGATACCGAGCGGATGCGAATAAACAGCTCTGGAAATGTCGGCATTGGAACGACTTCACCTGATGGAAGTCTGCACGTTCATAGTGGATCAGCAGGCAGTGTCACGGCTAACGGCAATGCTAATAATTTAGTTATTGAAAACAGCGACACTGGCGGTATTTCAATCCTTACCCCTGACAATGGTTTTGGCTACATAATGTGGGGCAGCCCAACCAGCAACGAAGGCGCAATTTTAAGGTACAGAGATAGTGACAACATCTTTTCGATCGGCACTGAAGATTCAGCTGGTCAGTTGCAGCTTAGGACAGGCGCAGGCACAGAGGCGGTGCGGATTGACAGCAATGGAAATGTTGGCATTGGAACAAATAGTCCACGCGGACTTGTTCACCTACATTCCTCCGATTCTACTCGGCTTGATATTACAAATACAGCTACAGGCACAGGAAGTGGAGATGGAACAACTATTTCTGTTGACGGCTCATCGGGCGCTTTAAATATCATTCAAAGAGAGGCGCAACCAATCCAGTTTTATACTGGCAACACCGAGCGGGTGCGCATTCATGGAGATGGAACTTTAGCCGTACCAAATGGTATTTTGCTTGACCCAGGGCAGTTAAGTGGATCATCTAATAACATTCTCGACGATTATGAAGAGGGTACTTGGACTCCAGCTTCATATCAAAACTTCAACGGCATTTCCAGCCCAGAGGGAGAATATACAAAAATTGGCAATTTTGTAACAGTTCAGTTCCAGTTTAATTACAGCAGTTTGGGCGCTGCAGGCCAATCCTCAGCAATAGATGGCCTTCCGTTTGACGTTGCAAACGTGAATTCACTTACAGGCGTAGAAGCAACCAGCATTGCGTTTGGTACAAACAAAGATGTTACGTTGTGGGCGGAAGGTGGTACAGATAGATTGTACTTTAGAACTGGAAGTCCTGCGGTAGGATCTCAAAGCAGCGGCGCTGATTTCTTTAGAGGAAGTATTAGTTATATGGCGTCGTAAGACTAAGCCCGCAATAACACAAAACTATGCCTAAACCTATTTCGTCTGGAGGACGTTCTTAATGGCTATTACAAAAAGATTTGAATACAAAGAAGAAATCCTGCCTAATCAGGTCATCCAAGTCCGTACCACCACTGTGGTCGAAGAGGATGGTGTCGAACTGGCACGCAATCATCACCGCCACGTTGTTGTCCCTGGGCAAGACGTAAGCGGTGAAGTAGCAGAGGTGCAGGCGATTGCGTCTGCCCTCTGGACTGATGAAGTTATTACTGCATATCAAGCTTCTATTGCACCTGCACCCGGAGGTGAGTGATGGGACTTACACAAATTACAGGCAACGGTCTTAGTGAAAACATTAACATCGACGGTGATACTCTAAAGGTTGACGGTACTAATAACCGGGTTGGTATTGGAGACGCAGCTCCATCAGAAAAGCTGAACGTCGCTGGCAATGTAATGCTGGAAGGCAGCGATCAGTTTCTTTACTTTACTAATGTAGGCACAGGCAATAGTGGTATTTACGTCAGAGGCAATACGTCAGGATCGTATTTGAGGAGCCATAGCACTGGAATTTTTACTTGGGAGGTGACTGGCTCAGAGAAAATGCGCCTCGACAGCTCTGGAAATTTGGGCATCGGAACAGCGTCCCCTGGCGAAAATTTACACATAAACAGTTCTGGCGGTAGTGCAAGAATTCGTCTGACATCTGCTGACGGCAGCGACAACATGATCGTTTTTGGCGATCAAAGTGATTCTGCTACTGGTGCCATAGTATTTGATCACAGCGATAATTCGCTTCGCATAAACGGTTTTAATAACAGCGAGCGCTTACGCATCGATAGCTCTGGCAATGTTGGCATCGGAACCTCGTCGCCTGGCGTGAAGCTTGATGTTGATGTAACAAATTCAGCTCTTCGCGTAAAAAGCGACACTTCAACGGCGCAAATTCTTATCACTTCAGATGACAATGCTAGTGCCAAAATTGAATTTGGTGATGAGTCAGATAATGATCGCGGTGCAATTACATATGACAATCCCAACAACGCTTTAATTTTCCAGGCAAACGCATCAGAGCGGATGCGTATTACCAGCTCGGGGAGTTTGTTGCTGGGCACAACTACGCCAGCAACTAATGCAGAAGTAACTATCCGAGCCGCTTCACCTCAGCTGTCTCTGTATGCCACGCCAGGCAATGCCAGCAGAATTACTTTAGGCGACACTGACGATCACAACATTGGTGAAATTAGTTACGACAATAGTGACAATTCGCTGAATTTTGCTGCTAATGCTGCAACGCGGATGTCAATCGACAGTTCAGGTTTTGTCGGTATAGGTTTAACAAACCCAGGCAGTTATGACAGCGGTGCTAGAAACCTTGTCGTAGGAAGCACTAGCAATGCTGGCATTCTTATTAAAGCTGGTACGAGTAGCTACTCAAACCTTTACTTTGGAGATGGCACTGGGTCAGCCAGTTACAGGGGATACGTCGCATACAATCACAACGAAGATTCGCTGCGTTTAGGCACTGCTGGTAGCGAGCGGGTACGCATTTCGTCAGATGGCGTACTAGGTATTAACAAATCTACTGGTTATACAACAGGCGGATTTGCTCGCCCTGAAATTTCAATTAAACAAACCTCGACTGCTTGGCATGGCGGCATTCATATAGAAAGCGCAAGCAGCTCAAAATTAGGCGTCATTTCCAACAACGAAGCCGGGCTACAAATTGCGCAGTCATATAGACAAGCAGGTGATGGAGGTGCATACAAGCCAATCATTTTCTCTACCAGTGGAAATGAGCGGATGCGAATTACCGAAGGCGGTGGTGCCATTTTTGGAGGCACTACCGGTACATCTGCCCGGTGGAACTTCTATGACACTAACTCCACTGGAATGGCATGGCTGTATAACACCACAAATGGTAATTACCGCAGAGCTTATCTTTGGGGTAACAATACAACGATGGGGTTATATTTCACCAATGGCATCAACGAAGCATCTTTGAGTTCTTCTGGTTCTTGGAATAACGCATCTGATGCCCGCATTAAAAAAGATATTGAGCCTATCTCCTATGGACTTGCAGAAGTCATGGCGTCTCAGCCACGCCGATATAGGATGCGTTCAAATGACCAGAATTGCATTGGATTTGTAGCGCAAGAGATGCGCGAAATTGTGCCAGAAGTTGTTTCTGGTGGCGAATCCGAAGACCGCATGTATGGCATGGATTACGGATCGCTTGTTGCGGTTGCTTTTAAAGCCATACAGGAGCAGCAAGCAACGATTGTTGCTCTGCAAAACAGAGTTGCAGCCCTAGAAGCTGCAGAATAATTCACCCTTATTTTCTATTTACTAACAATGTCTACTATTACTTGGAAAGTTGCTGACCTTGACCGCACTCTTGCTGACGGTCGCGTTTCTACTGTTCACTACACCGTTGATGCACGTTCTGATGACGAAGTGTATTCTGCCGGTGCTTATGGTTCTCAAGGTCTTGAAGGCGATGTGGCCACTCCCTACGCTGATTTGACTGAAGAAATTGTTGTTGGCTGGGTCAAAGCAGCCCTTGGCGAAGAAAAGGTTGCAGAAATTACTGCCGCTCTTGACGCACAACTTGCTGAACAAGCTACACCTACCGTTGGATCTGGCAAGCCCTGGTCCTGATAACCCTTACCCCTTATTACAATGATCGCTCTTATCCGTCCCGTATTGATGTCGTTCCTTGGTAGCGACAAAGTAAAGCGCCTTATTGTTGACCTGCTTCGTAAACTGGCAGAGAAGTCTGACAACACTGTTGATGACGCTGCTGTTGACGTTCTGGAACGTGGTTTGTTCGGTGACAAGTAATGGACTTAGGAGAGCCGCCGGTACTACCGTCTCTGCGGCTCCCTGAGCCCCTTCTTCTACCCCGTCCGGTACTAGATGTCCCACGAGCGGATTTGCCCTCGTACAAGCCGCTTGTGGTACCTCCTAGCGACCTTCGGCCACCTCCGGGAGTCAAAGGAACAACAGAATCCGACAAAGAAAAACCAAAACCTAAACCTCCTCCGGTCAAGTTACCGGATATTCCTCAAGACACACGAGAGGTAGACATTCCGTTTACGGATGTAACCATGCCTCTACCATCTAACGAGATACTTGTCACGGCTGGTACTACAGCTACCGTGTCTGTTGCGGCCACCCTTACAGCAACAGCAGTCTTTAAGTGGACTGT